TACTTCTCTCTGAGAAGGGTATAACCATGAAGCTATATGAAGTATGTGATGAAGAGAAAGGTACGATTACATTTAATCTTAAAGAAGTATCAGGAATAAGGATAGAGGACTTATAGATATGAGCACAGAAATTACTACACCGCCAGCCCCAACTGACCAAGCTTATCAGATAAGAGAGAAACTCCTAGCTCTAGATGAAGCATTAACCTCCCAACTCCCTAACCTAGGCTCCATCCTGCGAGACATACACACCACTCTTAAGAATGATCCAGATACAGTAACACTTCTCTCTGAAGAAGAGTGCTCTATCCTAGTCCGAGGTCTTAAGAAGCAGACAGCTACAGAGATAGCTACAGCTGCGGTTAAGAAGAAAGGTGGTAAGGCTATGTCTAAAATGACAGTGGATGATCTATAGATAGGGAGCACAGCTATGAAAGAAAAGATACTAGCTAAGGTCTATTCTAATACCTTAGATGCTAACATAACATTCATACTCTTAGGTATCTGCTCTGAGCACGTACATATAGGCTTCACCGTCTTCACAACTGATGGTAAGGAAGACCTATATGCAGGAGAGGTAGCAATAGATAAGGATAAAATGCTAGCTGCCAACTCTCTGGAGCCAGCTGTAGAAGCTATGGTAGAGTCCATAGTAGATGATATAGTTAAGAATGAACAGTATACTCAAGCAGAAGAAGCAAGGGAAAGAGGGGAGGATATAGGATGTCATTAGCAGATAGATTAGAGCAGCTAAAACAGGAAGCAGATACTTCTTCTACTTCCTCCTCTAAGCGGCCGAATACTCTTAAGGACTTCCTCTATATAGTATGCTTCTCTAACAGAGCTTACTACTCTAATAACATGGAAGGGGCTAAAGCACTAGCAGACTACCTAGCACCCATATCTGTCACCTCTTACGTAGGCTCAGATGATAAGTATAATGTGCCTGATTACCTGCTCTCTTATGAACTACAGCAGCTAGCTAAGATACTTGATCCGTATATCTCACCAGATATTACTGTACCGGAACTGCAAAGGTTGCGAAGAGTAGAGAGGCAGATATTAATAACTACATATCACGAGGTGATACCATGTCTGTATTAGATACCGTTACCAACATCCTAGATGATGATATAGAACTTACTACGCCAGTGTATCTCCCTGAAAATGCAATAGATCCTCGCCTGCAACTTCTCTCTCACTCCTCTAGAACTACTCTACATAAGTGCCCGCGAAAGTATCAGCTATATCGCTTAGGTTCTGAAGAGATATCTCTAGAGGCTGAGGCAGATAAGAACCAAGGAGTTACCTTTGCCTTCGGTACAGCTGTAGGTATGGGAGTGGCATCAGCCTTAGAGTCAGCTACCCTAGGCGCAGAAGCTCAGGAAGCTAAGGCTCTTATCGACACCTTTCTAGGCTGGGATACAGAACTACTAGATGAGAACCCTAAGCAGAAGAAGTCAGTATGGGAGGCTCTCTTCGCAGTTCAGAAGTTCCTATCTATCTGCGAGAATGGTTTCTTAGATGATTATGAACTAGTAATCTATAACTCCCTACCAGCAGTAGAGCTATCCTTCCAGATTACTCTACCTGACGGCTTCAAGTATAGAGGCTTCGTAGATGCAGTACTAAGGCATAAGATCACAGGAGAGGTGTTAGTACTAGAATGTAAGACATCCTCTGCATCTCCTAATTCTGCTACATTCAAGAATAGCGTACAGGCTATAGGATACAGCATAGTATTAGATATCTTATTCCCTGAGCTCTCCTCTTATTCTGTATTATATCTTATATATGCTACCAGATCTAAGGAGTATATACAGATGCACTTTGAGAAGAGCTTACTACAGAGAGCACTCTGGCTGCAAGAACTCCTTATAGACACTGAGCATGTGAAGCTATATGAGTCCTATGGTACCTATCCTATGCATGGAGAGAGCTGCTTTGATTTTTTTAGGGAATGTGAGTATCTATCTCTCTGCACGCTGAGCACAGATCGCTTAGGTAAGCCTCTTACTCAGGAAGTGCTAGATAAGATAGAGATAGACTCAGCTAGATACCAATTTAAAGTAGACTTCTATGATCTAGTAGAAGCCCAGATAGAGAAAGGAACCGGATGATGAGCACAGATAGATTTATAATACTTCCAGGAGCTAGAGATACAGTTAGAGATATCTCTACTAAGACTAACTATCACCTAGGATCTAAGGCAGAAGCTATCAGCCTGAGCCTCCTGCTAAACGAGTTCGATGAAGTTATAGATACCTTAGATACAGAACTAATGAACACAGAAGAAAGCTTAGCTAACTATAAGCAACTAGCAGGAGAATCTGATGCCTAAACTAAACACACTACGGCACTCTCGTACCCATAGAATCCTTATCTTCGGGCCGCCCAAGTCAGGTAAGACACAGCTTGCAGGAGAGCTAGCTACCCACGGCTATAATCTTATCTGGATAGATATGGAGAATGGGCATGAGACTCTATTCAAGCTACCTCTAGAAGCGCAGGAGAGGATAGAGCTAATCTCTTTACGAGATACTAAGAAGTACCCAATAGCTATAGAGACAGTACTTAAGCTTATTAAAGGTAAGGTCTCTATCTGCGAGCAGCATGGTAAGGTGAACTGCCTTCTATGTAAGAAAGAGAGTGCTCCTTTCACAGACGTAGACGTACATAATATGGATAACAAGACAGCTATAGTCTTTGACTCTCTTACTCAGCTAACTACATCAGCTATTAATAACATAACTAAAGCGCAGCCGGAAGATTATAAGCTACAGACTGATGATTGGGGGCATCTAGCAAAGCTTATAGACGTCTTTGCTACAACTATCCAGCAAGCAGATTATAATGTAATAGCTATCTCCCATGAGACTGAGGCAGAGACTGAAGGTAAGAAGAGAACTCTTGTACCAGTCGCAGGCAGCAGGAATTCATCTCGCAATATAGCTAAGGCTTTCGATCATGTAATCTATGCAGAGAGGAAGAATAAGAAGCATATCTTCGCCTCCTCTACAGCTTATATGAATACTATCCTTACTGGATCTAGAACTGATATATGCTTAGAGAAGGAGGCAGAGGCTTCTCTTATTTCTATCTTCGAGCAGAAGGAGTATCCACAGGATGCGCCAGTAGCCGGAGCTAAGCAGCCAGCTTCCCCTGTTTCCTCTGCTACCGCAAAGCAGCCAGCTAAGCAGCCAGCTAATAATAATGGAGCAGTGGCAGCAGGTATCCTAGCTAAGCTGAGACAGAAGAAGTAAGTAGCGCCACTAGCACCAGCGCCACTAGCACCCTTATAATGAAGGAGTACATTATGCCTAACCTGACTATAGTACCTAGTACCAAGTCTCGCTTCCTACCTTACTTCACCTATACAGAACTTAAGTGTCCTTGCTGTGGGGAAGAGAAGATGGATGAAGCTTTTATGCGAGATGTAATAGATACCAGAATCTTCTTAGGCGTACCCTTTAAGATAGCGCAAGGTGGGGCTTACCGTTGCCCTAGATATGAGAAGTCACATGGAAGGAATGGCAAGGGAGCACACACTCATGGTAAAGCATTAGATATAATAACTAACTCTCGCTTAAGATCTCTTATATTAAAAGAGTTCAAAGAGCTAGGCTATACACGCTTCGGTATCAACCGAGGTTCAACTCATGTAGACAGCTTAACAGCAAAGGAGGGCTTTGACGAAGATGTAATATGGACTTATTATAAGATAGATCTCTTTAAATAAGATAGCACTGTATTTGCCATGTAGGTATAGACGCATCGTGTGGTCGGTGGGCTTGTCGACTACCTACTCTATCTATAGAGGATTGGCAAGCAGGGTGACTCCTGTAAATAGACGCCTTGTCCCCGTTAAGGACTCAATTTTAATTAATTAATTAATACACTAAATATAGGAATAAATATTATGAATGATGTAAACAGCTTATTAGATGCAACTCTTGATGACTTAGAAGACTTACCTTCCTTTCAACCTTTCTCAGCAGGTGCTCACCGAGTGCTAGCTTCTATGGAACTGAAAGAGATTAACGGTAAGTCAGCCATTGAACTTAGCTTTAAAATGCTAGAGACATTAGAGCTTGCTAACCCTAATGATGAACCACCTAAAGCGAATGATACAGCTAACACCATGTTCATGTTAGATAATGAATATGGGCGAGGCAATCTGAAGAAGGTAGCAACTCCTTTAGGTGCAGCTTTAGGTGCAACTTCTATTCGGGAGATTGTAGAACAGACTAAA